CTACATTATTTACTCCTGAAGAATTAGACTTAGAAGCTAAAGTATCAATTAAAATTGATGGGCAAGATGCCGAGGTTTCTTTTAGCGACCTTATTAAAGGTTACTCTACTGAACAATCTCTATCCAAAAAGGGTCGTGAACTTGGTGACGCAAGGAAAGACTTAGAAAAAGAATATCAAGATAAACTTAAAGAAGTAAAAGAAATGTCGGATACTTCAATTGCAGTATTATATAAATCAGAGCAAAGTCATGCAAAAGATTTTCACAGTGTTGAAGAACAAATTGAAAAAGCTCGTGATGAAAATGATACATATACTCTTGGTGAACTTAAAGATAAACGAGAACAAATTCAAAAGAAATATTGGACAGCAAGAAAAGAGCGAGAAGGTTTACAAAAAACTATTGCTGAAAAATCTCAGGAACAAATGCAAAAAGTTTGGGACGAGCAATTAAAAGTATTTGATGAAGCTATTCCAAATTTAATTCCTGGCTTTAATGAAACACTTGCTAAAGATATTCGTGAATTTGCACTTAATGAAGGTATTAAACAAGAAGTACTAGATACTATTGTTGATCCTAATATAGTTAAGTTTGTTAATGATTATAGAATTCTTAAACAAGGAATTAAAAAGGGTGAAGCAAAAAGAAAAGCTGTACCTTCTAAAAAAGTTCCTGTTAGAAAAGCTAAGCCTGAAAAGACTAAAAAACTTGATGCTGCTGCAGCATTACGTAAAAGAGCTTTAAGTAAGAATTCAACTAAAGAAGATCAAGATGCTTTTCTAAAGTCTTATGCTGAGCGGTCACTATCTAATATTTAAATCTTAGGAGAATTAAGATATGACTAATTTATTAGCTGTTCGCGCTACCGGAGGCCCAGGCGGTCCAACACGTGGCACAGGTGCTAATGTCTCGCAAAGAGAAGACCTAGCGAACTTTATAACAATGATTACTAGAGATGAGACTCCGTTCACATCAGATATTGGTAAATCAACCGCCACTGCTATTTATCACGAATGGCAAACAGATACACTTGAAGCTCCAGGTGATTCAAGAATCCCTGAAGGTCAAGACTTCTTAGCCCCAGCTTCTGGTGGTGCTTCTGCTACTCCTGCTGTAGGAGATAAGTTTGCAGAGTCAGGTCCTCAAAGAACTAGACTAGGTAACTACACACAGATTAATGGTAAGACTATTGCTGTGTCAGGAACTAGACGTGCAGTTGACCAAGCAGGTGTTGCAGACGAATATGCATACCAGCTTAAGAAGCGTGGTACAGAACTACGAAGAGACGTAGAATTTGATATGATTCACGGCTATAACGAATCTGCTGCTATTTCTGCACAGAATGGTAATGCAAGATCTGCAGGTGGTTATCAATCATTTATCAATAGTACTGCTACATGTGTTTATGTAGGTGAGTTTACACAACCTTCTACAGGTACAGGAAGTCTTGTTGATAATCAAGGTACTACTATTCCAAGAGCAACTATTGCTCCTTCAAGTTCTGCTGCTCCAGCAAGAGGAAGTTTAGCTCTTACTGATATTGATTCTGTTATGCAGAAGATTTATGAGCAAGGTGGTAAAGCTACAAAGATCATGGTATCACCAAAAGTAAGAAGAGATTTCTCTGATCTTATGATTAGTGATACAGGCGTAGTTAGAAACATTGATGCAGGTGGTCAGCTAAGACAATCTGTTGATGTGTATATGTCAGACTTTGGTGAGATTATGGTTATGCCTAACTATATCATGGGTCTATCTAACTCAATTGATAATATGCTTGGATCTAACCATGCTTCTACAAAGTTTACTTCATCAGGTAAACCAGACATGGCTAACTTCTCAGCATTGATTTATGATCCAATGTGGTTTGCTACAGCTTACCTAAGACCTCTACAAGAGGTTGACGTAGGTCAGCAGGGTGACTCAACCAAAGGTATGATGGTTGAAGAATGTACTCTTGAAGTACGTAACCCATTAGGTTGTGGAGCAATCTACGGACTTAACTAAAACTATTAGGAGAGGCTTTAATTAGTCTCTCCTTTTTATTGGAGAATAATATGAAGAGTATTAAACCAATTAAAGCACCTGAGTCTCTTAAAAGCGCACTTAATAGAGATGTAAATAAAAGATCTTTTGAAATAAGAAGTAAAATGAAAACTAAACCTGGAAAACAACCTTCAGCAAGAGCAATTTCTAAAGCTAATAAGTTTGCTGACTTTTTAGCAATAAAAGAAAAAGGTAAAAAGAATCCTGAGTTAATGAATAAAGCTTTTCCTGGTTCTGTTGAAAAAATAAAAAAGATGCAAATGAAGTTTGGAAATAAAATGTATAAAGAAGCCGGCGGTAAAATATCAAAGTATTATGCTGATGGCGGTATGGTTATGACAGGGAGAGATTAATGGGACCTAAACCACCAAGAAAAAATAAACCTGTTATTGTAATGGGTAAAGTATCAGGATCTGGTAAAAGCTCAAGATCTTATAGTCCAAGAAGTGCACAAAAAGCTATGGAAAAAGATCAGTTTGCAAGAGATATAACTAGAACAATGTTTGGTAGCTCAAATGCATTTGGTAGAGGAAAAGCTTACAATTATGAAGATGGCGGTAAAGTTGCTTATAAAGCAATGGGCGGTGTAGCTAAGTATTATGAAGAAGGTGGAGCAGTATTAACAGGACGCCAGCATAATTTACCAGATCATTTAAAAAAGAAAATAATTGAATCTAAGAAAAAGAATATGAAGTAATGCCTTATAGTAAATATTCGGCTAAACAAAAAAGATTAGCTGCAGTAGCACCACCTCGCAAGAAAATAACTGCAGCTGATATAAATAAACTTGAGAGAAGGAGAAATGGCAGATCCAAAAAAAGGAACGGGAAAAAAACCTAAAGGTTCTGGGAGACGTCTTTACACAGATGAAAACCCTAAGGACACGGTTAGTATCAAATTCGCAACTCCATCTGACGCAAGAGCAACGGTTGCAAAGGTTAAAAGGATCAATAAACCGTATGCAAGAAAAATTCAAATCCTTACCGTCGGAGAGCAAAGAGCAAAAGTAATGAAGAAAAGTCAAGTAGCTTCTATCTTTAAAAAAGGTAAGGAAGCTATAAGAAGGGAAAATAAAAATGGCAAATAAATCAGTACAAGCACCTAAAGGCTTTCATTGGATGAAAGATAAAAAAGGTTATCAGTTAATGAAGAATCCACCTGGTGGTTATAAAGCACATCCAGGTGCAAGTTTAAAAGCTACTTTTCCAATACAAAAGAAACATAAAAAATAACGGAGGGAACTATGTACGTTATTAAAACAGCAGTAGGTAATATATTTCCAGTAGAGAAATGTATGTATAGAGTAGGAGCAGCAACAGGTGGCGGTTATAAATTAACTCATCTAATGCTTATAAATGTAAGTGGTACACCAGCACCAACATTACAAGAATCATCTCCAACAGCAGCAACAGCTGGAGATCTATTAGGCTACATTGGTAAGTCAGGTAGGTTTATAGCTATTACAGAACCGGCTACTTAATAGGAGAAGAGGATGGCAAAAGAAAATGAATTTACATTTGGTAGTGCTACAATAGACCCAAATAAAGGTATTAAAGCAGGCTTTGATTTAACTACAGGTAACTGGGAAGCTAAGCAAGATGTTACTCAATACTTAGAGAAGGCTAAGCTAGATAGAGATAGAGAAGCTTACTTTGGAAAGCAAAATAAAAGTGGGTTTAGGAAGATGGCTACTATACCAGATATTATTGCGATTAAAATAAAAGAGGACCATGGGATAGATTTACACGAGCAAACGTTTATGAAAGACAGAGACAAAATGAAAAAGTTAAAGTATATATTACAAACGGAATATAAACATTTGCTTGTAAATACTTAGGGAGAATAGTATGACCGCTTATACTGATTTAAGAGATAAGATAAGGGCGTGGTCAAATAGAACAAATACTAATGTTTTATCTGATGTAAGAATTCAAGAGTTTATGAAATACGCCGCGGATAAGGCTTATAGAAAACTTAGAGTAGCAGCTTTAGAAAATACAATTACTTATAACTCTACAGCTTTAACAGCTGCTACTACATCTGCTAATAATTTATTACCTAGCAAAACAGAATTAACTTTACCTAGTGATTTAATAGAATTTATACAAATTAGAGAAATAGATTCAGCAGGTCAAACTTGTAGAGTATTTAATGAGAAAACTGATTTAAGAACATTTAATGATTGGTCTTCACTTAAAACAAGTTATATAGGATATTTTTCAAGACAAGGTTTAACATTATTATTAGCTCCTGGTTTTGGTCAGGCAAATAGCATAAGTACTGCTGATAAAATAGAATTGCATTATTATAGAAGACTACCAGCATTAGATGCGTTATATGATGTAACACCAGCTAACTATGCTGCAGGATTTTTAACACAAGATAATGCAGCGGCTGTAAGTCTTTTCTTTGTTAATGGTAATAATAATATTGCTTATGCTACACAATCAGAAGCAACAGCAGCCGATACAGGAAACGCAGGAACAAACAATGCTAAGTACAAAGGTAACTTAGCAGCTAATTGGTTACGTGATGAGAATGAAAGAATAATTATAATGGGCGCATTAACTGAAGTCTTTTATTACTTACAAGAAGACGATCAAGCAGTTAAATATAAAAAGTTATTTGAAGAAGAAATATTTGAATTAAATGATGAGGATACTAAGCGTAATGCAGCAGGAGGAAATGTACAAGTAAACTTTAGCGGAAGAGGGTTAATCTAATGACAACACCAGCAGCACCAGATACAGTTAATTCAGTTGGAGCAACTGATGATGCCTCAAAGGGAGGATTATTTAATAGCTTAAATAATACTACTCTTTCAACTATTGAACAAGCAATAGCAACTAGAGCTACTTCTGCAGCAACCTCAGCTACTGATGCACTTGCATCTAAGAATGCTGCTGAGACAGCTAAGACAGCTTCTGAAGCAGCACAAGCCGCTAGTGAAACTGCAAGGACTCAATCTCAAACTGCACAAGCTGCCAGTGAAACTGCACGTGATGCAAGTATTGCAGCTAAGACATCTTCAGAAACAGCTCGTGATGCAAGTATTGCAGCAAAGACTGCTAGTGAAACTGCTCGTGATGCTAGTGTTACTGCAAAGAATGCATCTGAAAGTGCAAGAGATACAGCAGTTACAAAAGCTGGAGAGGCTTTATCAAGCGCAGGTAATGCAGCTTCTTCAGAAACTGCAGCAGGTAATAGTGCAACTGCAGCAGGTAATAGTGCAACTGCAGCAGCAGCTAGCTTTGATGCATTTGATGATAGATATTTAGGAAATAAAACTAGTGATCCTACTGTTGATAATGATGGTAATGCGTTATTAACCGGCGCTTTGTATTTTAAAACTACAGACAATATAATGCGAGCTTACACTGGATCAGCTTGGGTAACAGTTAAACCAACTACAACAGAGCAAGGGCATATTAATACTGTTTCAGGTATACAAGCTAATGTTACAAAAGTAGCAAACATAGATAGTAATGTAACAAGCGTAGCAAACATAGATACTGACGTAACTGCAGTAGCTGGTAAAGCAACAGAAATTGGAAGATTAGGAACTACTGATGCAGTTGCAGATATGGCTTTGCTTGGTACTCAAACAGTAGTTGATGATATGGCGTTACTAGGCGTACAAACAGTAATAGATGATATGGCGCTACTTGCAGTTCCAGCTGTAATAACTGATATGGATTTGCTAGGTGCTAGTGGGGTTATTCCAAACATTTCTACTGTAGCAGGTATTAGTGGTAATGTAACAACAGTAGCTGATAATAATGCTAACATTACAACTGTAGCAGGATTATTTTCTGGTACACAAACATTTGCGGTTACAGTAGTTAATTCAGGTGGTAATAAGTTTGCTATTGATGGTGTAGCAGCACCTGCGCTTACACTTGTAAAAGGGTTTACTTATACTTTTGATGTTAGTAATGGTACTAATAGTGGACATCCATTTAGATTTAAAGATGCTTCAGGTAATTCATTTACTACTGGTGTAACAGTAACAGGCTCAGCAGGGCAAGCAGGTGCTAAAGTAGTATTAGCAGTTCCATCAACAGGAACACAACCAGCTAGATATTATTGTACAGTACATGGTAATGGTATGGGTAATAGTATTACTACAACTACTAATGATATTGCACAAGTATTAACTATATCTAATGAAATTACAACAGTAGCTGGTATTAGTAGTAACGTAACTACAGTAGCAGGAATTAGTTCTGCTGTATCAGCAGTTAGTAGTAATGCTACTAATATTAATACTGTTTCAGGTATTAGTAGTAACGTAACTACAGTAGCTGCAATACAAGCTAACGTAACTACAGTAGCTGGAATACAAGCTAATGTGACTACCGTAGCCGGAATACAAGCTAACGTAACTGTCGTAGCAAATATGAGTTCTAATGTAAATACAGTTGCAGGGATAGCTGGTAATATAACTACAGTTGCAAGTATGAATAGTAATATTACAAGTGTTGTAAATAATGCTAGTAATATTAATACAGTAGCTGGAATAAGCTCTAACGTAACTACAGTAGCAGGAGATACTACAGAAATTAATGCAGTTGCAGGGAATGCTACTAACATTAATGCAGTTGCAGGGAATGCTAGTAATATTAATACAGTAGCTGGAATAAGCTCTAATATTAATACTGTAGCAGGAATAAGTGCTAACGTAAATTCAGTAGCTAACAATAGTAGTAACATTAATACAGTTGCTACAAATATAACTAATGTAAATGCTTTTGCTAATACTTATTTTATAGGAAGCTCTGCTCCTACAGGTGGTACAATAGGTGAAGGTGACTTATGGTATGATACTACTAATGACGAAATGAAAGTACATAACGGTTCTTCGTTTGTAACATTTGTTTCAGCTTATGATACTGATGATTTATCTGAAGGTAGTTCAAACTTATACTATACAAATACAAGAGCTGATGCCAGAATTACAAATGCTTTTAGTAATGCTGTAAGTTTAGGTAATAACTTAACTGTTGCTGGTGAGCTTCGTGGTCCAGCTACATTTGTTATTGATCCAGCAGTAGTAGGTAATAATACGGGCACAGTTCAAGTAAAAGGAAACTTACAAGTAGATGGCACAACAACTACAATAAACTCTACAACATTAGATGTAACAGATAAAAATGTTACAGTTGCAAAAGGTTCTAATAATGCAGCAGCTGCTAATGGTGCAGGACTTACAGTTGATTGTGGAAGTAATACAGATGCAACATTTACTTATACGAATTCAGATGATTCATGGAATGTAAATAAAAATCTTAACGCAACAATAGGAACAGCTGCACAAGCAAACATTACAAGTGTTGGTACATTAACTGGGTTAACTGTAAATGGAGATGCTACTTTTACTGGTGCTAGCTATAATGTATTATGGGATAAGTCACAAAATTCATTAGAGTTTGCTGATAGTGCCAGAGCCACATTTGGTAGTAGTAGAGACTTTCAGCTTCAATTTAATGGGTCTAATGGTCTTATTGAAAATTATACTGGTGATCTGTTCATATCAAATTTTGCTAATGACCAAGATATATTTATTCGTTCTGACAATGGTTCTGGTGGCTTTACAACATATGTAAAGGCTGAAGGAAGCACTGGTGAAGCTCAATTATATCATTATGGCACTGAAAAGTTAGCGACCAAATCTACTGGTGTACAAGTTACTGGCGATTTAGAAACTACAGCAGACATAGAATTAGGCCATGCTTCTGACACTACAATAGCAAGAGCAAGTGCTGGAGTTGTAACAATAGAAGGTAATACAGTGCTAACTACAGGTAACTCTGATACACCAACAACTACAACATCTTCTGGAGATGCAGACTTTGTATTAGTAGATGATGGTGGTACAATGAAAAAGATTACTCCTGCTAACTTAGGTGTAGTTTCTGGTGCAGCAACACAAGGCTTTGCAGTAGCAATGGCAATAGCATTATAGGGAGAAAATAATGGCACAAAATTTTAGACAATTCAAAGAAAGGAATATAGGAACATCTGCCGTAGATATGCCTAATGGTTCTAACTTTGATAGCTTTGATTGTATTGTAGGAATACGATTAGCAAACACACATACACAATCAATTACGGTAGAAGCTTATATACAAAGTGGTGGTAATAACTTTTATCTTATTAAGAATGCACCAATACCAAGTGGTTCAAGTTTAGAACTTATAGATGGTGGTGCTAAAGTAGTTGCAGTAAGTGGAGATAGATTATATATTAAATCAAATGTAGCAAGTTCATTAGACGCAATAGTATCTGTTGTAGATGCGATTAGTACATAGGAGGTCATATGCCATACGTAGGAAACCCTTTAGCAGATGCATTTTCATCTAGGGAAAAACAAGATCTTACAGGACAAAGTGGTACTAGCTTTACTTTAACTCATTCAGTATCTCATGCAAATGATTTATCTGTTTATATAAACCATGTACGACAGGAACCAACAACAGCTTATTCAGTTAATGGAACTACATTAACAACTACAGGCAGTGTTGCAGGAACAGATGACTTCTATATTATATATGATGAGTTAGCAGTACAAAGTATTTCACATCCAACCGATCAATCTTTAACTGCTACATCTGGTACATTTACTAGTGGGCTAGTAGGAACTACTGGAACTTTTAGTGGTGCTTTATCAGGAACAGATCTAACTCTTTCAGGTGATATGTTAATGAATGGTGGTGAATTATCTGTTAAAAATGGTGGATCATTATCTCAATTAAGATTATATTGTGAAGTAAACAATGCTCACTATGCTGCATTACAAGCTCCTGCTCATTCAGCCTTTAGTGGAAATGTTATTTCAACTTTACCGAATTATACAGGTACTCTTATATCTGCTAATTCTTCTGGTAATGTTGGAATAGGAACTACATCAGAAAGTTATAATTCAAATTGGACAGCTATTGATTTTGGTGATCAAGGTGGTTTAGCACATTATGATGGTGGTGATACTGTATTATCAAATAATCTTTATCACGATGGTGCATGGAAAGCTAAAGAGACAGGGTTAAGTTCAAGATATGCAATAGGTAATGGCTACCATATTTGGTATACTGGTGCTAATGCAAGTGCAGATGCAGCAGTTACATTAACTGAAAGAATGAGAATTCATACTGATGGTAATGTAGGAATAGGTAGAGCAACAGTTTCTGAAAGTGGTTATAACAGTTTAGTTATAGGTGGACCAAGTGCAACTACTGGTAGTAAGATGAAATTTTATGATAGTGATGGCAATTTTGATGGTCAAATATATGCAGGAGCAAGTGGCATATTTTTACAGGGTTCAACTGACGCTAGAATATTTGGCAATGGCATAAAAGGAATGAGAGTAGAAAGTGATGGTCAATGCACCATAAGTCGTGGTGATGAAACAGCAGGAAATAACCATGCTGCTTTAACATTAAGTTATTCTCTTGGTAATGATTGGGGTGGCTTTCAAATGTACACCTATTCTTACTATGATAATGTAAACTTTAGATTACAAAATAACGATACGAATGGTGGTAGAAACCATAGTGATTTTTTATTTAAAAGAGCAGGTTCAACAGTTGGATCAATTTCTTTAGGTACTGGTGGTACATCTTTTAACACAAGTTCAGATTATAGAATGAAAGAAGACACAAAATCTATTTCAAATGCAATTGAAACAGTTAAAGAATTAAAACCAGTAAACTTTAAATGGAAAAAAACAGGTATAAGGCAAGATGGTTTTATAGCACATGAAGTAGATGATATTTTAGATTATGTTGTTTCTGGTAAAAAAGATGAAGTTAAAACATATGAAAATGTTGTTTTAAATAAAGATGGCTATATGATTGCTGATGACATAGCTAAAGAAAAATTTGAAGAAAGAATAATTGATAAAGATGATGAAGAAGCAAGTCCAATAGGTGAAACAACTTATCCAGAGGGTTCAACTTGGAAAGCTACACATGAGGATATTGTACCTCAATCTTTAGATGCTTCTAAACTAGTGCCTATTCTTACTGCGGCATTACAAGAAGCTATAAAAAGAATAGAAGTATTGGAGAGTAAATAATGGCATTATCAAAAATAACAGCTGCAAGTATTACAGATAATACTATAACTAATACTCAGATTAATAACAGTGCAGCAATAGCACAAAGTAAACTAGGTGCATTGGCATTAGCTAATATGCCTAGTGGTTCAGTATTACAAATTCAGCACGCACATTCAAATCTACAAATGCTTTATAATGCTAGTGCTAATGCTTGGACTAATATCAATGGACTAACTGTTAATATTACTCCTACAGCAACAAGTAACAAAATATTTATTACTGGTTATGTACAATATGGACACGGTTCAAATCCTAATGGTGGGTTTAGACTACGTAGAGAAGAAACAAGTGGTGGTGGTAATAGTAATGTTATTGGTGCAGTTGATGATGGTGATAGCAGTTATATAAGGGCGAACGGTTTTTGGAATAGTGATGACTATGGTATTGGCAATCAATATGTTTTACCTCCACCAATATCTTTTAGTTATGTAGATACTGCACCTTCAGCAAATCAACTTACTTATAAAATTCAACAAGGTTCTAGTTCTAATAGTTCCATTCAATATATTAACCACCCATCAGGTGGTACTGCTAGTGGAAGAGGAACACATAGTATAACAGTTATGGAGATAAAAGCCTAATGTCAGAACCAGCAAAAGAAACAAAAAATAAATTTGTAGAAGCATTACAGAATTTAAATATAAATGGTTGGGTAGTTAATGGTGCTACACCAACTAATGAAACAGAATTTTTAGAAAGATTTAATAAAATTACTGGAGTTGATAAAAGTGATACTTCTATTTTAAGTAATGATGCAAATAAGTTTGGTGTTACATGGACACAAGTAAAAGCTGAAATGGATAAACTATAAGGAGAACAACATGCCATATATAGGTAAGCAAT